TCTGGCTTTCTGTTTACTGCTGGCATCCCACCTGCTGGTTGTTCCATTCCCTGTGGCTGTGTAGGTGCACCTGGTTGACCTTGCATACCCTGTTGCTGTAGTTGTTGCAATACCATGGCTGCGATTGGATCATTGTTTTTAGCTTGTGCTTCCAGAACTTTCATCATGGAATACTGCAGTGCAATAGGGTGTGTCTGAGTCATCTCAATAACTTTTCGATCATACTCTTCATCAGGCTGTTGAATGTCAAGGTATCTTTCCATGATTGTCTCTTCTGACAATACTCCACGTACCTGGTTGCCCATAGCGTGTTTACGTACCTGATCATTCGGGAAGTTAGGAGTAATCTCGCAGCTAACATGAAAGCCTTCCAGATCTTTTATAGGAATAAGTTCTGTGAATGGCTTTCCCTTTATTTTTCCATACATGCGTAGATAACAATTATCCTCAGCATGATCGACAGCTACTTCAATAGCTTTAGTTCCTGCCCACTCCCAAAATCTTTTGAGATGTGCAATAGGTTGTTCTAGTCTGATCCTGTTCTGATCCCCAAGTTGGGATAAGGAATACCCGGATGCCTGACTAGAACCAGATCCAATGAATACATCGGAGAAACCTGACTGCTGTACTCTTGATCTCTGAAAGTCAATCTGTCTTTCTACATCAGGGGCATTACCCGGCCACTGTGGGAAAGCAATATCCTCATCCTGAGATAAGGTTACGATCTGCCCCATGACTGCATCCATGCTGACTGCTCTACCATTGGCTGTCTTGGATACCACAGGAAGTGAAGAGTATAGATTGATCTGTCGCTGTCTGCGGTTGATGTTCTGTTCCAAATGCTTTACTGGCTCTTCCAGTGGGGTAATAATACTGTGCCACTTTCCTGAATCAGTTCTATCCGTTGGCTTGTATAAGCCAAGAGTATATGGTAATGACTTGTACTTTGGCATGACAGTAAGTTCCCGATCAGGAACAAACTCATTGTCAAACAATACAGCATTACGAATAATTATGTTTCCTTTTTTATCCTTCTCAGTAGCATCCCAATAGTCCACCAGTTTTCCCGTCCTGCTTACCAAGTCTTCTGTAGACTTCAGGTAGTTCAGGCTCTCTGGTAACTTACCAAAACGCATAAGCACATCAAAGGCTGATGTCTTTTCTTCCCTGGCTACTGCTATCCATCTTTTCTTTCCCCCTGGCAGGAAGTAAACTGTACTGGGGTCAATAACTTTTTGAACCAGTGGGCATTCATCATATACCTGAACGGGAACTTCTTCCCCATACTCATTGATTACTGTCTCGGTTTTCTTTTCCGCATCCTCATCCCAGACCGTATATAAGACACAACCGCCATCACGAACATAGTGCAGAAGAACTTCATAAAGGGTATCATATTCGTTCCTGTTTATATTGGTTTCCATTACACCAACCAGGAACTTCTCTACCTGTGATTCAAGTTTCTGGGTTTCTGTTCCCGGCTTCCATGCAGTAGCCTTCCATACTAATGGATTGGTAAGCAAAATACCAACCGCTAAGTCTACGTGGTTGGTAAAGGTTGGGTCTGCAAATCTGTCCTCGCCCGGCTTGGGTGTACCAGAGTAGTGTTTGGAGTCATACAGATTTCTCCACCTGTCAATATTCTTATGCCAGTCAGTCATAAACGCCTTAGCGAATGCTATGTTCTGCGTAACCTTTTCTAAATTAGTATCCATCTATCTTCTCCTAGCTCCGAAACATCCATGGTAATTTACTATTGAAAGTATCTGGGTCTCCCTTATCAGAGAACGGATAAGATATGTGTACCGGAATTGATACATCTACCCCACCCCCCTGCACAGCTTTATATGCTGCTATAGATAATGCTACTGAATAGTCCATTGGTTTCCTTATTCCCTTTGAGGTTTGTTTCTGCTTTACAATTCTGAACCCGTTGGTCTCACTCTGAGCAACAGTATTCTGAATGTGGGTACGGGCTTCCTCATCTTTGTAAGAATGAAGTCGTTTGAATTTTAAAAGATCATATAGGTTTTGACTTGCCTTTACCATGTTTCCAGCAGTCTGTGTAAACTCGGAAACCGGGTAGCCCATTTGTTCTAATTGTAGCATTAATTGATACAAATGTGCAGGATCATAGCTTATGTCAACAACCTTGAATTCAGTATACAGTTTTATAATCATCTGTTTCAAGGTAGCATCTAAATCTAATTGCTCATTGGTAGGTGTCCAGATCTTATGCAACACATCTACAACTACACCCTTACTGGAATCGTAACAACAAGCTACGAGTGCAGTTGAGTCTCTCTTGGGGGCAGCATCAATACCTAAGTACAATGGGAACTTAGCATAGGGGTGATCTTTCCATAGCTCTGCGGAGTCTGAGATCTGTGAAGCTGCATACTCCCACCAATCCATAGGAATAAATTCTTCATGTGTAGTTACCCATCTATTCTCATGTAGCCTAAGATATGCAGCAGGACGAAGTGATTCTCTTTGTTCTTGATAGTAGACATCAGTTTGCCAGGGCATAGTAGGTTCGTGATTCCAATAGGTGAACTGCTTTCCATTCTCCCAGCACGGGTAATCTGATAACTCAAAGAGTGGTTTAGCTCTACCATCCTCATGTTCTTCTTTTCCTACTCCATTCAAGTAAATGTCCCAGAGAAGATCTGATTCATTTATGAACCCAGCATAAGTGGCAATAAATCTAAGAGACCATGGAATAGTAGGGATAGGGGTCATCTCTTCATAGGTACGTCTGGTAAGCTCAGTCGTAATGCCCCAGAGTTCATCGAACAGAACCAGAGCATGACGAGAACCAGCAACAGACTTATAAGACTGTGCCAGTACTTGAATAATAGTTTCATTGGGAAGTACTACCTCATACTTGTTTACCTTGTACTCTCTGGAAGCTGCATGATACTTCAAGTCTCTCATCATACGACCTTCAGCCTGATCAATATCGTTGGCAATAATGTAGATCTCAGATCCAGCCGGGCATACCTCAGCGTAGTAAGCTGCTAATGCTGCCCCACCCGCGGTTTTACCACTCTTCTTGGTTGTACTATAAAGAACTGTGGAATATCTGAATTCATTTTCCTCATTTTGTTGGAGGGCATAACCAAGAATATCTTTTTGTACTGGCTGCAGTTCCATCCACCCAGAACTTCCCCACTTTCCTATCTTACTGTTCCATGTGTCACGAACAAGAAAGCCATACTTCTCCATCCAATCAATAATAGAAATGGAGAAGGGTTGAACTTCTCCATACATGTCAGGTAGAACTATCTTTCCCTTTTCTTCTACTCTACTCAATTACTTCTCCCGTACAAGAAAAGATAATCGTGACTTCCACCACTGCTAATCTTGCGAAATCGTTGTATGCCATTGTTGCTCCTTTACTTGTCGCTATTCGTACCTCATGCTAATCTTGATAATCGTTGTGGGGGGTTGTTGATTCTTTATTAGTAAGTTGCCAATGTACCACCAATATCATTTACACCCTTTGCAAGAGTACAGTTGCGAATGTAGATTGTATTGCCAGATGTATTTTGTAAATCATAAGTGGCATTATCATGTGAGTGACAGGTATCAAGCCACATCGAAACATTAGAATAGAATCCAATACCTGATGTCGATTTATATGCTTCTAGTCCTAAACACCACGTATAACCAGTCCCAATATCTGCGATAATCTGCCCTGTACAGTCGTGGTAATCTCCGTTTATACGAACTACCGTACACCCTGTATGTGCTGTTGAACATTGATTACTTCCAGCCGTTCCAGTATCGTAAATCTCGCAATTAATTTCAATTACATCAGGAACAATGCTATTTAATGCATCATAATTTATAGCGTCATCGTAGTGACCCCGAGCAATACAACCCTGTAAAATAATTTCGCTAACTCCCGCTATGGAAATAAAGCCAAATGTACAATCCTTAAAATATAGCTTTGCTCCACCAGTAGCTGATCCGTTGGCTCCATAAAACCTTCGATCAAATATTATATTTTCAAAATATGCCACTCTATTATCGGCTGCAATTGCAAAAGCAGTCGAATCGTAGAAAAACAAATTAGCATCTGGTTCCCTACTATCAAAAGTGTGTATATAAACAGTTCTTGCAACCCAATTAACATAAATACTATTAGCAGCGGCATCTACTTCTGCAATTGAGTCTTTGGGCGTTAATCTTATATCACTTCCAAGAGTTGTTAAATTTGCGTGGTCATAAGCCATTGAAATATATTCTGCTATTGTAGATTCCCAATGTGTATCAACATGTGACCATGCACCCATTTGGTTGTTCACACCAGATGTTAAATTCACCGTGCCAAGCCCTATGTATTCACACGACCTTGCAGGTATAGACATTTGATTTTTTTGTAAATAAGTTCCATCTGCAAAGTAAACTCTATCAGCATCCCCGGCAGCCCCAACGGGCAACATGGTTGCAAATGCTTGTATCCAAGATAAACCTGTATTTCCGTCATCACCAGCAGAACTATCTACATAATACGTTTTTGAAACCGTAATGTTTGCATAAGTTTGTAAATTAAATGATGGATCGACACTGATTGTTGAACCTTTTTTTATAATCTTAAATGGTACAAAACTAAATGCAGCATCAGGTATTCTTATTGAATTATCAGTGCTTCCCATCAACAACTGTAATTTTCGTTTATTCATCTATCCTCCTACCAGTTTGAGTCCCAGTTATCAGCAACACCATCAATGTAATATGCAATCGTCATTGTCGGAATTGTCAAAGGTGTCGTACCGCTGATTGTATCGCCGCCCGTTGTTGCAACCGTTATCGTTCCCGTCCCAACATTAGCAACAATGTAAGCATCACCGCTGCCAGTCGCAGCTGGTAGTGTTACCGTGAATGTTCCATTGCATCGAATGTATTCGTCACCTGCTAATATTGCATAAGTAGCGGTTTTGCTTTTGATGTCAAGCGTGGTCAATTCCGTGATGTAGTTCGGGTCTACGGCAACCGTTGGGATTGATAAGATTTCAGATAAGTCTATGCTTGACCCAGCCCCAAGATTGAATGGTACTTGATACTCAGCAACAGCAAATACTAACTCATAAGATGCTGTACCAGTATCTGGTACATACAGATCAACTGTAAACGTCCCATCAGATGCAGTAGTTACCTGTATGCTTGTCTTTGGTATGAAGATAGAACTGGATATAATATTATCTTTTAGATAAATTGTTAGTATTTCCCCATACACAGTTCCATCTGGTTTCTTTATAGTACCTGTAACTGTACGAGTCGTCATTATGTTATGCCTTTATCCAACAGACTTTTTCCCCATTTACATTTGCATCAATAAATACATGAGTCAGATCGTTGACAGGCAGGTACATCAATTCACTCGCATTGAGAGGAAATGCAGATGCTTTGGTCTGTCCTTCAAACATTACCCATACAGTATCTGTATTATCGGGATGCCCCTTTACAAAAAACCCACCTGCATTGGTAACAGCCGCCAGCTGTACTTCTGTCTCTGCAGTCGTAACTGCTGTTATGCCAGTAAAACTAGATGATAATTCAACAATCGTCTGAGCTGTTGGTTGATTACTTACTTGAAATGCCATGGTTATCTCCTTAAATTAAAACATACTACTGTCATTAGCCTATAACTAATTATAGTAGTATAGTAAAAGAAAAGCAACCGTTACTTAAATAGAGAGAGAACCAGAGAAAGGACGTAACCCGGTTCTCTCTTTCAGAAAGGATTATTAGTACTGTAGCACGAATTTATCTTTATTGCAAGGGGAAAGCAGGAATTTGTGGATCAGTTGGTACTGCATAGTAATCTTCCAGATCTTCAATGATCTCTTTTATCCTTGGTTCATCTTGCTCTTCACGTGATAACCAATTAGCTAACTTCCATGTGATCAACTTTCTTGTGAAGCTCCACTCCTTTGGAAATCTTTTCTGCAAGTACTTTATCTGTGTACCACTGAGATGGACTACTACTTCATATACTTTTCTCGACATTGTTCAATATCCTTTCCAACTTGTCATGTAAGCTCTGTGCCTGTGCCCATGTCAACTTCTTGGGGAGTGGCTCTGCATCTTCAGGATCATACCAATCCAGCTCTACATCAAGATCTACAATTACACCATCCTTAGCTTTTCTTACACTCGGTCTCCAGCGTAGCTTACGAATTCTTTCTTTCTCTTCCTCAATGACTCTCTGCTTTGCCCACTCTTCTTCACGCTTCCTTTGTGCTTCTTCCATATCGTTCCTGTTACAGTTCCAACAAAGGGGGAAGTGGTTACGTTCATCGTGTTTACGAATTTTCTTGCCACATCGTTCACATGCCACAAGAGAGTTGTCATACTCACAATACTGGCACTTCTGATTACTGTCCAGCCCATCAGATATTCCACATTCTGGGCAGGCATTTGGATACTGCTTCTGAAAACTTGACCAGCCTGCATCAGATGAGGTAGCAATCATTTCATTAGTCCCAATAGGTGCAACGATGCGCATAAAATTATGTGGATCTGGATTCATTGGAACATAGTCAGGAGTAAATCTTACTTTCCCGTCCCATTCTTCATTCATCTTCTACTACTTCCTTTCCATCTCTTACCTCAATAACCTCTACGATCTCTCCATGCCCTTGACATATTGGGCATTCTACCATTTCTCCAAGATACCAATGCTGTCCCCTACCCCAACATGTTGGACACTCAAACGAACCCCACGTAACTTCTGGTATTGTATTCACTATCTACTTCCTTCCTCTGGATCTAGCGTCCAGTCATCATAAGGGTCATACCCCTCATAACATACTTCTGTATTCCATTCTTTCTGGGCATCAGCTTTCAACTTGTATTCCCTGGTTTTGTTTTCACACTCTATACAATATACGTGCCATCCCAGACCAGATAACTTATACGCAGCTAGTCCACGACAATTACATTTCTTCAGACTGCCCACTGGTATTGGC